GATGTTGTTGATAAAGTTATGCACGGCGTTGAAAAAACAGGTATGTTTGACTACAAAACAGATATCAAAGTATTTGAAGGTGGTGCAAAGATGAGAGGATCTGTAACATTTGAGAATCTTGTCATTGAACCACAGAAAGATGATATCATTAAGTTTCGTATCAACTTCTTCAATTCATATGACCAATCGTGGGCATTCGCTACAATCTGTGATGGCTTACGCTTATGGTGTATGAATGGTTGTACTACACCTGTCAATGCTTCTACATTACGATTCAAACATACAACGAATGTAAATATTCAAAGTATTACAGATCGTGTCAAAACAGGTCTTGATTTCTTTCGTGATTCTAGTTTGGATTATTATCAATGGGGTAAAACGCCTTTAGCTGATCATTCTGTTCAGAAGTTTTTAGAACAAACAATAGCTAAAACATTTAAGCGTTCTTCTAACTCAGTACCATTCAATGTAACAAGAACAGAAACATTACTTGAAGGTTTTGATCGTGAGGCACGAACGCTTGGTAAAACTAAATGGGCGTTATACAATGCACTTACATATTGGTCTACTCATACTGACGGAGAGCGTGGACACGCTATTCGTAAGCGTAGAGAAGATGAAGTAGCTAAAGCATTAGGTTCTAAACAATGGCAAGAACTTGTTGCATAGTAGAATATAAATAGTATAATAGTAGTACGAAAGGAATATATTATGCGAGAAGATCAAATCTTTGATGAGGTCGTTGCAAGACTTGGTGAGTCTGAAACTATTCAGGAGTTCCGATATGCAGTACGACCATTCAAACCAACTATTATGTCATCACCCCTATTTCCAAATGCAAGAGCAGAAGGATCTATTGAACCTTCGCTCGAGCACGACGAAGAGTATAATGCAATTACTCTAGAAATGTGGAATGAGTATTGGTCTGAATATTTATAGAATCATATGCAAGGTTTTTTTTGATACTATATTTGTTGTACCTTGCATTGATTAGGTTTGGGCGTACCTAGTTATGAGCAAACGCCCACTTTAAAACCATTAAAACAAAGGAGTATATTATGGTTAAATTTGAAAAAGGGATACCTTTACCAAGTAGAGGTAATCAATCTAAATATGATTACTTAAAAGATATAGAAATAGGTGATTCATATGTCCTTCCATTTTCATTAGCTACACAGCAATCACTTCGCCAAGCGTTTCATATACGAAGAATGAAATGTGCTTTTAGAAAACAAGAAGATGGTACTATGCGAGTATGGAGGACAAAATGAATAAATATATTGTTGACTTAAAATTTGATCGCAAGACTTTGAAATTTGGTAAGTCGCCAAACACTTGCGAGTTCATTGATTTTCATTTAGACAATCCAAGAGTTTGGGATCTGTACCTACAGTTTGCTACTGATATGGTTCATCTTGGACATAAAAGATTATCAAGTGAAATGCTTATCAATCGTGTCCGTTGGGAAACAATGGTAGATACAACTGATAAACAATTTAAAATCAATAACAACCATAAACCATTTTATGCAAGATTATTGCTATCTTTACCTAAGTTTAAAGACACAAAGTTCCTTGAAGTTAGACAAAGTTGTGCAGATGATTTATCATATTCCGAATGTGAAATTCTGATAAGTCCTTATGTATAAATATGCAATCAAAGATTTGCAAGAACGCCGACAACACCTAGGATTATCTTCTCAGGAAGTATCAGAGAAGATAGGTGTGTCGGATAGTCTTGTATCACTATGGGAATGTGGTAAGAAGCAACCAAGCACTATAAATTTTTTTAATTGGTGTCAGGTGCTTGGCTTCAATATCATTTTGAATGTTCACTTAACAAACATACCAAAGGGATTTACACCTAGCTTTGACACTAAGCAATGGATCGTAGAAGAGTTTGGTGAAAGGTATAATTATGACAACGAACTTAAAATCTTTATCAACCATTATCGGGCAAGTGGAACAACTAAATCGGATTGGCAATATGCTTTCCGATCTTGGTTACTCCGTGCCAAGAAATTCACGACCAATTCAACTCAGTCCACCGAAGTTACTCAAGAACGCCGTGAACGAATACATAATGTCTTTGCTATTGGCGATAAAAAACGACAAGGTTGAGCAATACATAGGTACAGAAAAAGAAGCAGTATTAAATTTACATAATCTAAACAATGTTTTATTAGATTGCAGAGATTATATGAAACCTGCAAATCCTAAGTATGTAGGCACAGCAATAGAAATGTGTGCCTCAACATTTGGGTGTGATGTACCTAATGAACTTGGTCTAAAAATATACAAAGATATCTTAGCAAAATATCCACAATGTATTATAGAACAATACACAATAGAACTAATAAAGACTTACAAGTACAGGAGGTTGCCTGTACCTGCAGACTTTCTTGCTATCTATGAACCACCATACGAACACGGAATGTTGTTCATAGAAAACACATATTTGAAAACAAAAAAGTTTGCAAACATAGTACAAAAGTGCTATAAAATAGATACGAAAGGAGTATAATATGCAACCAAAGAAAAAAGTAGAACGACCAAAAACACTTGGTGGTTCAGATGCAATTCGCATTATGGAAGGCGATTGGCACACACTCTGGCTAGAGAAGACAGGGCGTCAAGAACCTGCCAACTTGGATCGGGTGTTACCTGTACAAATCGGCATTGTTACAGAAGAATTAAACAAGCAATGGTTTGCACAGGAAACAGGACATAAACTATTATCAGCTAGTAATCAACACGAATTCACAGATGGATTTCGCCACGCTAGTCTTGATGGAATGGTAAATGTTAGTGACAAAATCTGTGTCCTAGAGTGTAAGCATACCAATGCCAACAACACTTTAGAGAATGTTATACGAAAATATATGCCTCAGCTACAACATTATATGCAAGTTGCAATGATGGATAGAGCGTACCTCTCAGTAATTTTTGGTAATATGAGATACGAATGGTGTGAAATAACATACGATAATGATTACATAAAAATGCTTTACGAAATGGAAGATACCTTTTGGAAGCATCACATAATTAAAGATAAAGAACCAGAGAATATTAAAGCAGAAAAATTAATAAATAATTATACAGATAATATAAAAGTAAACGATATGATTCGTATAGATATGGAGAAGAACAATGAGTTTGTAGCTAATGCACATACTTGGCGTGAAACGAAAATTCCATACGATCAACACCGAGCAGTTGGTAAGGTATTGAAAGAACTAATACCTTCCAACTGTCGTCTTGCTGAAGGTGGTGGTATCAAAATATCAAGAACAAAGGCAGGACATCTAACCATCAAAGAAAACAAAGGAGGTTAATATGATGGCTAATATAGAACCAAGGGTAAAGAAAATACTTGCAGAGTATGATCTTAAACCCGAACACGCTTTGTGGGAACTCAAACGAGGTGGCAAGTCAACACTAATAATGTTGCATAAATATTGTGAACTTGTTGGAGCTAAAGCAGGTATTGTTATTGATGACATACTTGAAGTAGAAACAAATTCTGCACAAGGTATAGCAGTAGTAAAATGCTATGCTCACAATGACAAAATGAAAGTCATTACCTACGGAGAAGCTAGTCCTAAAAATAGTAAGGTTGCTTATCCATATGCAATGGCTGAGAAAAGAGCAGTAGATAGAGCCATTCTCAAACTTGTTGGATTACACGGCTTTGTGTATTCAGAAGATGAGTTTGATACAACAGACCAGAAGATCGGTTCTGCAGATGATGACGCTATCAAAACATTTCTTACTAATATTGAAGGTAGCAAAACTATCAAACAAGCTACCGGATATTATGAAATGGCAAAAGTAAACATAGCTAAAGCCAAGAAGTCCAATCCCGGATTGTACCAATTAGCAGTAGCTAAATATGAATCTAAGCGAAAGGAACTACAAAGTGTATAACAAGATTCAAATTATAGGTAATCTTGGTGC